TGAATAATCCTATCTTCACCAAATTTATCAGTTTTATGTTCTGTTAAAATTAACATGGTGTCATGTAAGTCTGTCCATTTAGCTTTGGCAAGTTCTCCTTTTCGACAGCCAGTAAGAATTAACAACCAAATAAAATCACAACTTTGTTTTAATTTTTTATCTTGTCCTAAAACTTTTAATTTATCTGCAACTTGTAACAACTCAGTATTAGTTAAATATCTTTTTCTTTTTTGTTCTCTATTTTTTGGTATGTGGGTTGCAGGATTATTTTCTATCAAAGATAAAGTAATTGCTAAATTAAACATAGCTTTAAGCAAACCAAGACATTTATTGGCAGTAGTTTTGGACCTATCGCTAATTTTAAAATGAGTTTCTGCTATCTCACCTCGCACTACTTTATTTACTTTTTTTGCACCTAAGTCTTTTTTAAGATTGCGTTCATATAACCGTACTATCTGTTGAATAGTTTTTACTTCTCTTCTGCTTAAATCTTGCAGGTATAAATTAAAAAGCTCATTTATTTGCATATATTTTCTCGCTGTATTTTTGTGTAGTAAAGAGTAAACAATTTATAAGATTTTTACAAGTTTTAAATTAATTTTCTTTATGCTCGACAATATTTTTACACCACCAATACAACAAATCTTCAGTCAAACTATGTTTTAAAATATTTACTCTGCCACAAACCAATTGAATATTGTTAGGGATATACCAGATATTAGGATTAATTCTATCAATGCTTACATTCAAATCTTTTTTGCCTTGACCATCTTTGTGATAAGTCATGTATAAACCAGTCAAAGCACATTTGCCTTGTTGTGCGTTCCAAACTGCAATTAAATCTTCAACCTCTATGTCAAACACTAATTCTGGATTATCTTTTGTACGAGAAGATTTTAACTGCACATACAAACTTTTTAAGTATGCTTCAGGAGTTTTACTTTTGTTTTTGTTTTGATTGACTCTACGACAAGAAACACAAGTGTTGCGATAAAATTTGCCTTTGGCATTAGTTGATTCAAAAGTTTTTAAAGAAAATGATTTGCCACAACCAATGCACTTTCTTTTATCTTTTGTTTCAGGCATATCATATCCTTTGTATAGCTCTGGACATTATTTTAGTTCTTTTGGTAACTCACTTGCTTTAACGTATTCCTTAATTTGTTTTGCTCTATCAAGCAACATTTGAGTATATTTATCTGTAATTTTTTTTCTCTCTTTATCCGTTAGGTTAGGATCTTTTAACAATTGACTTCTTCTAGCTTTGATTCTTGATCTTTCGTATTTCATCCTTTTAAGATTTTCTGCTCTACTTAACTCTGGATCAATCGGATAAATGTTAAATCCAATTAATCTTGTTAATGCTTGTGTAGTAGTTACTTTAGGATCGCCATATTTATTTAAATCTTTATTAACTGCTTCATATACTTTTCCTGCAAATCCGATATCAGTTAGCCAAGTTGGTGCTGACATCCTATACAAATACAACATTACGTCAGCAGTTTTTTTCTCTGGAGGATCAAACTCATTTACTATTTGTCTTTGGGTAAAAGGGTCTTTATTACTTAAAATAGCAGTTGTTAGTTGTGGTAAAGGGCCGCCAAAAATACCTGTGTCTTGAACAAATCTTCCAAAATTTCCCTCAGCAACATCTCTAGCTGTTCCTGTGAACATAGCGTAAGGCATAAAATAACTAAAATCTAAAACCTGCCATCTGCCTTGATCGTCTTTAACTGGTAAAATTAAAGCATTATTTCTATCTTTTAAATATTCAGGTAAAGTTTCTTTAAGTTTATTAAAGTCTTCATTGCTTACACCTTTATAATTAGCTATCAAAGAGTGCATACCATAAGGTATTGCTATATACGGAATATATCTTTGTGGATTTTTAATAAGTGCTTCCAATAAGTTTGGTAAAACTTTGTAATAGTAAGTTATGAAAGGCATACCAATAGGAGAGTTTCTTGTAAATCTAACCCACTCAGGAACTAAAGAATAATCAAATAAAGTTTTTTGTGAGTTTAAAGCAGCAGTTGCTTCATCAACTCCTTTAGCCGTATCATCTATAATCTTTACAACCTTTCCTAAAACCTCCGTAAATTGATAAACATTAGAAGCAGTATCACCTACAACTCCTCCTATATATTTCATCTGATCTATAAAGTTACCAGTTTGTTCTTTTTTTGCTTTGAGATACATTCTGTTAATTTGTACCATTTCTTGCTTAGTAAAAGTTGAATCAACAATGCCATATTTTTCTGCAATTTGAGTGTATGGCCCATTATTTCTCATATCATTTAAAGCTTGTAAATATCTTCTTGGCATATTACGCCAAGCTACTCCTGATAAATTTAATAAAATAGTGTTTGAAATCATATTCCTAACAACTGTAGGAGGGTTTAAAGGAACTTTACTTAACTTCCATAATTTAGTTGCCTTTGTAAGAGTTCCATAATCACCTAATATAGATTGCATGAAACCAGCGTTTGGATTTGCAAACTCTCCTGCTGAAATCATATCGTTATATATTTCTTTTCTTATATAAGCACCACGCAAAGTTCCATATTCTTTTGTGTCTGGAATTTGTTTATATAAAGTTGTATCTACATTTTTTAAATTTTCATCAGCTTGATTTGCTAATGTGTTTAATTCTTCAGCCAACTCTCTATCTTTAGGACTTCTTCTTTTTATATCTATTTCTTGATTGATTCTGTTTGCTTCATCTTTTAACCAAGTAGAAGTAACTTTTCTTCCTCTCCATTCGGTTATACCAGGTCGAAAAACCCAATTGGGATTTTCAGCTATTTTTTCAAACACACCATGCCTAACGATATCTGATAGAGGATCTTCTATTGCCTTTGCTCCTTGCAAAGATACATCTTCTATTTCACCTAAAAATTCTAAAGTTTCATTGTCTAATTCTTTTCTTGATTTTGTATAACCCATAGGAGTTTTTTTAGTATCTAAATATTTAAGATACATTCTTGGTAAATAAGTTCCTTGATTTTGTGCAACTACATCTTCAGGCAAAATTCCTTTTTTAGCCAAACTATCACCTATAAAATCAATACTTTCTCTTAAATCTTTGGTTAAAGTTTTTAACTCTTCATCTGGAATATCATCTATATTTTTTTCTCCTAATAAACTTTGCCTAACTATTAAATTTTCATCTTTAGATAATTTTGAAAATTTATCAAAAGTATCTCTAGTAACTTTTCTTATTTGATTAAATTTACCGCCAAGCAATCCTTTTAATGTTAAAAATTGTTGTTGATCTGGAAGAGTTCCCAAAGGACTATAACTTGCTAATTTTTCATTAAAATAATTAATAGTTTGATTGGCTACTTTTGCATAAGGAGGAAATAATTTCCCTAGCGCACTATCTTCTACAGGAGCTTGAGGAGTTGTTATATCTTCAACAGGTTCGTTAATATCTCTTATTCTTGATGCAAGTGTTGGTTCTGTTTCTACATTAGGTTGGGTAACAGGATTTTCTATTTCTTGTACTTGATTTTCATAAACATTTTTTGTTTCAACTTCAACATCTTCAACAGTTTTTTCTGGATCAATAATAGATGGTTCTTCTTTTTGTAAAGCATCATCAACTAATCTTTTGCTGTTTCTTGCAGCTAAACCAGCAAATGTTCCTCCTAATGCACCACCAATTGGCGCACCAATACCAGCACCTACCGCAGCAGATTTAGCAGATTGACTATAATCAAAACTATCTTGAACTCCTGCGTTTATTCTAGCTTGTTGTCTAAAAGCATTATCAGCAGCAGCATACGTTGCTCCTTCTAATGAACCAATAGCTGCACCTCTTTTTGCACCAGCTTTCACAGATTGTTTGACTCCTTCTTTTAAAGCTTGTTTTAAAGCTTGTGCGCCTAATGTTCCTGCTCCTAAAGTACTAATACCAACAAACGTACTTGGATCTGTTGCAATTCCTTTTAATGCTCTACCAAAACCAGCAAAACTAGCTTCTTTTTCATCATACATATCCATTAGCTTAATAAAATCTTGTTGTTGTTCTGGAGTTGCGCTTTTTAATTGTGTTGCTTCTAAACCCATTTTAGGTAGATTATAATTAAACCAACCCATGTAATTTAAAGCATACTTAGCGTATGCTTCATCTGAGTCTAAATCAGGAGCATCTGCTCCTTCATTCATTTTATAAACGGATTTTGATGATTTAACCCAAGTAGGATCTTTTACTATTGATTCTTCAGTCAGTCTTACAGGCTCTTCTGTTTGAGATACAGTTTCTTGTCTTTGATTATATTCTGAAAAAATTGTATTTAATTCTTCTTCAGAAGGTGGTTTATCGCCAGTAATTTTGAGAGTTTGTCCTGTTGGATTCGTAACTGTGTACGTAGGCATTTTAACCGCCTTCTATTGTGTAACCGCCTACTTTAAAAATATTTGTTGGAGTAGGTTCATTTGGTTTATTTTTATTAGAGTTTGGAAGTAATTCATCAAACAATTCTAGTTGTTGGTTAATTTCATCTTTTGTATAAGGTAGTCCGTTTACAGGATTTACTGCTGTAACCAATGATTTTGCAACTTCTTCTCGTAATTGTTTTTTTGATTTACCAATACCGCCTATTAGTGAAAGAGCAAATCTTTTGTCTTCTTGAGTAGCATTAGGATTATTATATATTTTATAAAAAGCTTGTAGATTTTGTTGTGCTGCTGTTAATTTTTCTTTTTTAGGTTGTAAAAATCTTTGTCTTTCTAAAAAACCAGTGCCAATATCACGACCAGCAAACGCATCACTTAAAGCAAATAATAAATTAGCAATGCCCTGTCTTCTGTTTGAATTATCTGCAACTGTTGATAGGTTTTGTTGGTTTGTTTGAGAAGAAAACTCTTGAGATAATAAATTATTAGAATTTGTATTTAAATTTGGGAAAGGATTATCAAGAGTAGGCATACCTAAATTACTTGTTTTCATTTTTTTTCCTATTGCCATAATTAATTACCTATTAAGTTTCTGTACTAAAAAAATTATAAGGATTAGACCCAGAAAAACTACCCATATTTGCACTGTTAGGAACTAAAGGCGCAAGACTTAAACTAGGGTTAGCAGATAACATGCCTATATTACCTCCTTTTGAAAAGCCAAATGGATTAAAACCACCCATATATATAGCACCACCTAAACCTGCTGCTGCGCCTAATATATCGCCCAAGCCAGTTGATTTTCTTGATGTTTGCGTTTGACCGATAACGGTTGGAGAAACACCACCCGCAGCAGTCGTTAATAAACCTAATTGATAAGCTGGGAAGCCAAGCTCTCTATCAAACTCAGCTC